AATCGTGATAATTACACCTTGTGCGCGTACACCATCCAATTCCTCGAGGATGAGTACGAAACCCTCAAGAGCACCACCCGGTCGATGCAGGAAATAAAAGCCGACCTGCAACAGAAGCTCGGTCTTATCCGCCCCGTGCTCGTATCGAGCCGCGACAACATCCTAAAAGGCAATTTCCACGAGTACGCGCCAGTGCAGTTTGTGAGCGCCATCGTAGCCCAAATCCAGGACCACCCTGAGATGGGGGTGGTTGCCTTTCGGGGGACCAAGAATAACCAGGAATGGGAAACGGACCTTGCGTCTCAGAGACTGTTTGATATTTCAAAACCGTTCCAGGGCGGCGACCAGACCGGAGAAGTGACCTATTTCCCTCATGTGGAACCAAGCATGTTTGCCCCTGATACGATGATGACAACGGGATGGTTCGACCTCTATAATCGTCTCAAGGGCCCCCGAACCAAGACAGGGTGCTATTGCAAACAACGCTGTCGCCACGGCACCTGCCCTGTGCTCGATTCTTCCGACGTGTCCAAGATGGATGACACGTGCAGCCCTCGTGACTGTGGGCTCATGAAATGTGATGATTGTACAACAGACGCGTCTTGCTCACTGGCCCAGGGCATCTGGACCGCGGTCCATGACCTTGCAACGAACCACGGGGTAAAGTCGTTTATTTTTACGGGGCACAGCCTCGGCGGCGCCATGGTCACGATATCGGCGTTCCATATCGCGGCGAGTCTGGGCCCGGGCATGATTCATTCGTGTTATCCGATTGCCGCACCCCGGGTCGGGAACCAGGTGTTTGTCAACCGGTTCAACAAACTCGTTCCCCGCTGCTACCGGGTCGACAACACCCGCGACTGGGTCAACAACGTGCCGCTAGGCAAACAGTTTGCCCATGTAGGCAACAATCAATACGTCTTTACCTCCCCCGAGATTCCCGGTGCCAAACCACAGGACATGCCGTACCACGAATTGATTACCGTGTACCTAAAGGACGGCCTCCAACAACTACCGTTTGACGAATAGTCAAATCATGCAGAGAAAATAATCGCGACGGTCCTGGTCGGTAATGGGTGCCCGGCAGATGGGGCACTTGTATTCGTCGTCGTACGAGTACCATCGGTTCGGATTCATCAGGACAAAGCACGTCTTGTGTGCGTAATGACCACAACAGAGTCTTGAAGAATACACCTGTTCGAGGCATATGGAACACGTAGGGATGCTCGTGGTCTTGTTATGAACCACCCCGTACTGGTGCATAATCCTCATGGGGTAGCATTCCGAGCACATGGAGCTAATTATCGGAATGATGCTAAAACATTCAGGGCACAGCGTTGAATCCCAGAGAAAACTAAAAAAAGCTTCCATAACCTCGTAAAAATGCTCATACTCTCCCGGCAAATCATGCAAAAGGACCATGTCCTCGTCACATCGATGGACACGGTAGGCAACGCTCATCGAGAATCGTCCATTCTCCTCCTCCTCTTTCCTCACCACGATGGATTTTGTCGTAAACGTATTCAGAGAATTGGTGCATACCATCTTGAATTCCTTCTCGGGTGTCGTCATGAGGGGTTGCAACGACTGGAAAAAACATGAAATCTCAGTCAGAGCCATTTTTTTTTATTGTTAATGAATTATAAAAAAAAACAAAGGCGTTCGACACAGGGAGCGAGTTTCTGACGATAGCGAGCGGGGAGGAGGACGAGGACACAAAACAAGAGGTGGAATCTCGTGAGCATGATTTTGACGCGCGTGGCTTGTTCCTCACTGGCGCCCGCGGGAAGGAGGGGGGTGTCCAGCCGGAGGATGCGCCGTTGGAACAAGGTGAGATGGGGTGTGTTACGGGGAAGCCACCGGCGGAAGCGCTCCCGGAAGGGGTCCCATTCTCCGGGGTGCGCGTCGAAATACCGGGCCCATCGCTTGCGCCACCGGCGGTAGTCGTTGTCCAGGACTCTCCACTTGGGGCGAATGGATAGCACCACGGACTGGAGGAGAGAGAAATGGTCTTCGCGCATCTCGTAAAAGACCTTGTCGGTGGGATTTTCCATAAATCCCACCGTCGAGACCCCAAAATCAAGGAGCACGTACCGTTTCCTCGCCTTGGAGTACATAATGTTCTCGGGATGAACGTCGTGATGCAACACGCGGTTCTGATGCAGCACGTCGAGAGAATCAAGAATGTGGTCCATGTACAATCGGACGCCGTCCCCAGTGAGCACCTTGTTCTCAACGGGCACGCACCTCTCGAGGACCAGCATGGACCGCCGCGGGGTTTCTTGGTAAATGTCCTTGCATCGACAAAACAGTCTTTGCTCGCGACGAGGTCGTTCCCAGAGGAGGGCGTAAATACGAGCCTCGGCACACGAGCTCGGGACACGCTTCGCCACGTACCGATGATGAGGAGGGCAGAGGGAAAAGATGGAGGACTGTGACCCCGTGGCGAGAAGGACGTCCGTGTCGTACATATTTATATTATACACTTACAATAAAAAAAAATGTGGCAACTGATATTTTCCGACATGCTCGGGAAAATCATGGCACAACAGAAATACTGGACGGGTGTTCCGTGGGAAGAGGCCTGTCAGAACCCGTGCGTCGAGTTTGAGGCCCTCGTGCGATGCACCACCAAGATTCCATGGGTCCGGAAGCACCTGTTTTCTCACCCGTCTTTCCCACCAGAGAGCCTCTTGGAATGGTGCGGCGATGACAAAAAGGCGTGGATAAAGGTGTCTGAGACCACCGCCCTCGAGGTCATCGTCCCCACGCTCGACGACCACCGCTACCGATGGGACTTTCGGTCGCTATGCCGGAATCCAGGCCTTGCACCGTCAGTGGTCCGTGAGCATTTTCTTCCCTTTTTACCTCGTGAAATGGTGAGGATGGTCCTTGCGGATTCGTCCCTGTTCCGTCATCCCCTCTTTTCGTTGGACGACCTCTCAGAACCGCCGTTTTCCCTCGTGAACCTCCACATCCTCAGCCACCACCCCCATTTTGACGAGTCATGGTTCGAGCACATCCCGTCAGACAGGTGGCCTGTGCTTGACTGGAAGCACCTGTCCCAGCACCCCAATATCCAGGGGTCGTTTATCGAAAAAACGTTCCACACGATGCCCTGGTCCGTCAAAGGCTTGTCCCACCACCCCCGATTGCCCGTGCGCCTCGTCCTTCGGTACCGCTACATGAAATGGGACTGGGATGGGGTCTCGACCCACATGACCCTGTCTGACCTGTGCAGGTTTGGAAAGACCCTCCCCGTGCGCTACCGTTTTGTTTCCAAGAACCTGCACCTGCGCCCGTGGTTTGTCCGGGAGAACCTCGACAAGCGATGGGACCGGGTGCAACTAGCCGTCAACCCGGCGCTGAGACCATGCGACGCCTACGAGGACCCCCTCCTTTTTCCGATATGGAGGTGGGACCACGTGTTTCAGAATCCCTCCCTCGACCTCGCAACCTTTGAAAAGGTCCGTGCACAGCTCACCTTTCCAGGGTCCTTTGGCCTCTTTAAGAACCACTTTACCCGTGACGACCGGTACGTCTGCCTCCAGGCGATGCGCCTCCAGGGATTTTTTCGCCTCGTTCTCATGAAACGGCTCACCCGTAAGAGGGTCGTATTTATGAAGCGGGCCCACGACCGTGTCCCTCTCGAGGTGTGGCGGTACCTCGCGGTCTTTGTATGATTGTAAATTTAAATATACCTTGAATAAAATAAAATGCGATTCTTCTTGTTGATATTGTCGGGGTGGATGGCGTACGGTTTCCTGGTGTTGGATAAAACGGTGGTGGTCCGGGAAGAGGTCCAGAACATCGCCTCGAGTGGGAACCATTTCACGTACTACAACCCGGCGACCCAGAGGGTCCGGTACCTGCGATGGCTCGAACAGGAAAAGGAGGAGGAGGCTTTCCTACCCGACGTGTTCCAGAGGAGCTGTTCCACGCTCAGCGACCTCGACATTTACGGGGACGAGGAAGAAGGGTGCGCCTACATCGCCATGGCCTTTTACAACGCCCGAGAAGAGACGCACTCGGTCGATATCGCCCGGGTCTCACGGGAGGGACGTTTGATCCCCCTCGCCTCGTTCTCAGGGCACCACGCCTATATTCGTAAATGCTCGTTCCTCATGTTTCACGGAGCGCTCTCCCTCGTTTCATGGAGCATCGACGGCGTCCAGAGCGTCCATCGTCTCGGGACCCGTTCCTCGGTGCTGTACCACCACCCTTTCAAGGCCTACCACGTATCGGCCTCGGAGGGCACCCTCGGGGTGCTCGACAACGATTTCATCCTCCACGTGTTTCATCCAGACGGTGGGCGGCGCAACCTGACCCTTCCCAATATCACACAACCGGTGGTGGCTTGTCACCTCTCGGTCTCTGCCAAGGCCTTTTTCGCAGGATTCCCAGACGGAACCGTGTCCATCTACACCCCAGAAGGGGAGCGTCACGAGACCTTTGATGCCCCTATCCGGGCGGTGTGCGGCGACGCGACCCGGTACGCCGTCTTTCTCGATACCGGTGAGATGTGCGTCTATGATACGGAACATGACAGAATCGTCCGGGTTCCAGGAGCGTTCCATCCCTCCTCCATGCGCCGGGTATTTTTCAACGACCGCTTCCTCGTCATGGACGGTGATAAAGAAGGGTTTGTGATACGACGATGGAAGACACCACACCGCTTCTCGGTCAAAACCCACAAGAATTCTCTGGATGGATTCTTGAGAGACTTTATGGGGAATCATATGGGGAATCAAACCACACCCGAGTAAAGCTAAACAAATGGGATTTCTGTAAAAGGATAGATACAATCACTAAATAATTGCTTCACAAAGTAAAAGGATATCTGACACTGAATACCACACTCTTGGATATGACGATACCAAGTATTATTAATATCTTTTATTTTTTCATGCTTCATATTCCTAATTATAAATCCTGTCGCACAGTGATGTTCGGTTACTTCACGTAAACCATTCTTTATCTGATTGTTTATATAATTTAAATACTTTTCTTTTTCTAATCCATATCTGTACTGTTTTATACTCCCGTTAAATTCATTCCAGACACTTTTATCGTTATTATGAACAAACCAGTGTTCTCTTAGTAACAACGCATAATTCTGTTTGATAAAATATTTATGAATGAAACGTTCGACGAATTCCTCGCTTACTTTTTCTAATTTACTATCTAAATAACATGAATAATCATACTCTTTCAATTCAGCGTATTCATGAGGCACAGCTTTTAGATGCTTGCTGAGCATACTACTTTCTATCATGTCATCAGTCGAAGGCTTGTCGTCATAGACCCCGATCCATTTTGTGTTCTTGAGCTGTTCAATAATGCTGCTATTATTCGTAAAATAGTAGCATTTATAGTGGAGCGATGGGATTTCTGGAATCCTGCATGCAATATTATTATTGCTTCCATAAAAGCATGTATAAAATACCAAATTCATTTTCATTTTTATTTTTTATTCCTTAAATGATAAAAAATTTGTTGCGTTGCACCCGCCCGGGCTTGAACCGGGAACCTTTGGCTCATAAGACCAATACTCTGACCAATTGAGATACGGGTGCCTTTTTGCCACAAAAAATTGAGCCCACACACATTTTTTCCACCACAACACAACAACCCCCTATCTTTCTCCTTTCACCCTTTAAACTATTATATTTTTTTTCTCCATTTGAAAAAAAAACAGACTCCACATGAACCAGGAGAGCGTCAGGGCCCTTCTTCAGGAGGAGCTGGGTGGCGATTTCTCGCAGAGGCTCGCAGAGAGTGTTCGAGAGGCGGTTCGAGACGGCTTTTTCGTCTGTCTTGCGACGCCGGGCTCGGTCCTGAAGAAAGGCACGGTCCTGGACGCGGAGCGCCACCGCGGCCTCTTTTGTCGTTGGGTGGGGACGGAGACTGAGACGGCGGGGACCCTGTGCCGGGTCCTGGACCGGTACCCTCATGTGGTGAGCGATACGGACAAGAATGGCGATACGCCTCTTCATCTCGCGGCCAGGCGGTGCTGTACAAAGTGTGTCCGGCTGGCCCTGGTGAGCCGGCTGCTGGAACGGGGTGCGGACCCGCTGGCCAGGAATCATCAGGGCAAGACACCCGCGGACGTGGCCCTTGATAAGAAGACGGCCCACAAGATTCATAACGCGTGCAACGCCATTTGGCTGTACAGCGTCTCGCGCGCGCTCCAAAAGAGGACGCGGGTACTCGAGCTGACCCCGGTCCCCACGACGAGCAAGAATAAACAGATTATTCAGACGGTCGTGTGCAGCCTCAAGCCAAGCCTTTTGCAAGAACTCGTCGCGTACCTGTAATTTGTCAAACATTTGCTAAACACTTGTCAAAGAAAGAATTGCCAAGTTTATTGTACGCTCAAGAGCACGCCGAGGATGATTTCCCATACGATGTCCCGGCACCCTATCGTGGCGCCATAAAACCCCCGGTCAAAGAGAAACCGGAGGGCGGCGACGGTGGGCCTCAGGTCCCTGTCCTTTTGTATCATTCTTGTGAGGAGGTTCTTGTACGCGATGTTGGTTTCGATAAATCCTTCTTCCTTGAGCCTCGTGAGACAACACACCCGTTCCATATCCGTCTTGAAATGCACCTGTAGTTCATAAAAGAGGATTCCGGTGCTGTACACGTCGGTCGAGAAGCTACAGGGATCGCCGTTGAATTGTTCGGGCGAGGCGTACAAATAGGTGCCCACACACAGGCTTTTTTCGGTGAGACGCATGCTGTTCCGGAAGACCTTGGCGAGACCAAAGTCACTAATCTTGACCACCGGGGGGTCCAGGGATTGGAGGAGGAGGTTGTCGGGCTTGATGTCCCGATGGGCGATGCCGTTCTTGTGCAGGTAGTCCAACCCTTCGAGGACCTGGACCATGACAGCCTCCTGGAACGGACCGTCCGGGCCGGTGCGGCGGAGGAGATAGTCCCTCAAACTCATCGGGCACAACTCCATCTGGAGGTGGAAATAATAGTACCGGTTCTTGCAGAGCAGGAGCGTTTCTTCCTCGAGGCGCTCACGGTCCTCCTCATCAGCGATGGGAACGTCGCAGGACGCGGATTCGACCCACGAATGGAAATAACGAATCACGTGCGGGTGGAGGACTGACGACAGGATACGGACCTCGTGCAACGCGTTCCTTAGGCTATCCTCGGTGATGAGAACCTTTTTCACCGCATAGTGGTGATTGTCCAGTTTATTAAAGACCCGATAGACCTTGCCAAATCCTCCCCTACCAACCAGCACCGCATCCGCCTCGGACGGGGGTGCTGAAAAAATAGCCATCGAATCTTTGGTTTCTGACATCGTTACTCCTCCTTTTTTCCCCCTAAAACATTTCATTTTTTTTTACAAGAGGAAAAAAATGATTGATTTAATAAGAACGGTATCTGGACACAATCAACTATATAGTAATGGGAGTCAAATATTTTTATCCATGGTACAAGAAAAAATGCGGGGAGGGCTGTGTGCTATCACGGTGCCCGTCGCCGATGGACACCCTCGCCATCGACCTAAACGGCCTGTTTCATCTGTGCGCGCAAAAGGTGTATCGGTACGGCAACGTCCCGACCTTTTTGATACAAAAGAATGCCGCCAATAATTCCAGGACAAACATCGTCCTCTTCAAGGAGGTGTGCGCCAAGATTGAGAGGCTCCGCACCGAAATCAACCCCAGAAAAAAGCTCGTCTTGTGCGTCGACGGCGTTGCCGGTTGCGGCAAGATGTACCAGCAGCGCCAGCGGCGTTTCAAGACTGGCCTGACGATGGACGTCAACGCCTTTAACCCCAATTCATTCACACCAGGGACCAAGCTCATGGACCACCTCACCAAGTATGTGGACTGGTACATCCGGAGCATGATGACCACTTCGAGGGTGTGGCAGGAACTCGAAGTGGTTTTTTCCAACGAAAAGGTGCCGGGTGAGGGCGAGCACAAGATTATGCAATACCTCCGGGCGTATGGGAACCCTTCTGAGAATATTTGCGTCTATGGCCTCGATGCTGACCTGATTATGATTGGCCTCTTGCTACCTCTGAACAGCGTCTATGTCGCGAGGGAACCCGACTATGGGTTTATCGAGTACATCCATTTGGACCTTTTGCGACGCAATATACTGCATATGATGAGGTGGCCCCAAGAGGGAGGAAAGCCGTTTGAGGAAACGGTGGCCCTCCAGGATTTCATCCTGATGAGCTTTTTGGTGGGCAACGATTTTCTGCCGACGCTGCCCACGATTAGCATCCTGGACGGTGCCCTCGACATGGTGGTCGAGATCTACCTCCGGGTGTGCAGGGTGCATGGTCATCTCACGTC